GCGACACCAGCAGACTGGTATCAAACCGTTTCGCTCATTTTAAAGACCGACCCAGTGTGCTCGTTGGAATATGTGACCAATGAGGCGATGAACTCATTGAAAGAGTCAGGCAGTGCGCCTGGCAAACCACTGTACTACTCACACGTCGGTACAGAGATTCAAGCGTATCCAGCACCAGACGGTACGGGCTATTCGGGCGAGCTTGTGTATTACGCGCAAGTGCCAGCGTTGTCCGATAGCAATACGAGTAACTGGCTGCTCGATCTCGCACCAGACATTTACCTGTACGGATCGCTGAAACAATCGGCGATGTATCTGCGTGACGACGAGCGAACAGGCATGTGGGCGTCTCTTTATCAGCGCGCCGTCGATGACCTAACAATTAGCGATCAACGCACACACGGACAAACATCTGTGCGAATGAAAACGAGGGCGCTGCAATAAAATGGCTTTTACGGATTACCTAGAAAATAAACTCGTTGCGCATACGTTCAGCAACACGGCTTATACCTCGCCAAGCACGGTGTACGTCGCCTTGTATACGGTTGCACCGACAGACAGTAGTACCGGCACAGAGGTAACTGGCGGTGGCTATGCGCGGCAAAGCGCATCGTTTACCACTACCGGCAACGCGGCGACCAATGCATCCGCTATTGAGTATCCAACCGCTACCGCAAACTACGGCACCGTGGTTGCGGTCGCGATACTAGACGCTAGTTCAAGTGGCAACATGCTCGCTTACGCTGCGCTCAGCAGCAATAAAACGATCGAAACCGGCGATGTCCTACGCATCCCTGCCGGCGACCTTGACATCACGTTGACCTGACGATGTCGCAAGGCTGGTCAAACGGTAGTTTTGGTTCTGGCCGATATGGGCAGTGGTCCTATAAGGACGCTTCCGCGACCGTCAGCGCATCGTCTGCGTTCACCTCATCGGCAGAACGCATTAAGCAAGCATCTGCCGCTTCTGCAAGTTCATCATCATGCGTCGTTAGCGTCACGCGAGTAAGAACTGCTGCAGCCGTTATTGCCGCTGCCAGCAGTGCGTCATGTTCAGCTAACAAAATTTTATCTGCCGCAGCAACGATTAGCGCGGCGTCTGCGTTCACAAGCGCAGCAGCGCGTGTGCGTGAATCGTCATCACAAATAAACGGGGCATCGGCATGCACGGTGAGTACGGAAGTCATTGCGTCAGCGGCAGCCACGATCAGCGCGACCTCAACATTCAGTGCGTCTGTCGGTCAAGTGCAATTCGGCAGTGCTACGTTTGACGCAACGTCTGCGGTGACGGTATCAGCGCGCATGAAGTGGATTAAAGAAAGCTCGGCGACAACGGATTGGAGCAGTGCAGCGAACGCATCAGACGTATGGACTGCGAGTGCTGCGGCAACAGAGACATGGAGCGGTAGCGGAGCCGCAACAACAACCTGGAATTCAACCGACCCTGCTCAGACAACCTGGACAGAGGCAGCGTGATAGGACAACAACATGGCAAGTAGCTACTCCAACGATCTCCGCATTGAAGAGCAAGCCGTTGGCGAAAACAGCGGCACCTGGGGCACAAAAGTCAATGCAAGCTTTAGCCAGATTGCTGACGGTTTTTCTTACGGCACCAAAGCGATGTCGTCAGATGCGAACGAAACGTTCACCATGCCGGACGGCACTGCTGACGCCACCAGGTCGCTGTATTTAAAAATAACAAGCTCTGCGACGCTAACAGCTACTCGGACTGTCACGCTTGGACCAGACACTGTCAGCAAGCTTTGGCTCGTTGAAAACGCAACGACGGGGTCGCAAGCAATCAGAATTAAACAAGGCACCGGCGCGACAGTCACTATCGCGTCAGGTAGCGTGCGTCTTATCTATACGGATGGTGCTGGCGCGGGCGCTGCCGTGGTTGATGCATTTACTGACTTGGCGACGTCGGGCACGTTTACGGCTGCTGATGGAGCTACTTTCAACGGAGCAATTACTGGAACAACGGCAACATTTACCACTGCGGATAATTTAAGCCAAGTCAGGCTTATATCTACAGATGATGACGGCTCCATAGGGCCGCGTCTTGATTTTTTTAGAAACTCAGCAAGCCCTGCTGCAGGTGATTTTACTGGCAGGATGAGATTCTTAGCAGAAGATTCTGCTGGTAATGAAACAGCGTATGTGCATTTTGACACCCTT